CGTGGAGCGGATTTACTTATCATCGATGATCCACACTCGGAGCAAGATGCGTTGAACGTGGATGCATTAGAGAAAGCTTATGAATGGTATACATCTGGTCCAAGACAACGTCTTCAACCTGGTGGATCTATTGTAGTGGTAATGACGAGATGGAGTATGAAAGATTTAACTGGAGCGTTGTTAAAATCACAAAAAGAATTAAAATCAGACCAATGGGAAGTAGTTGAGTTTCCAGCTATTATGCCATCAGGTGATCCTGTGTGGCCTGGTTATTGGAAGCTAGCAGAATTAGAATCTGTTAAAGCATCACTGTCTGTTGGTAAATGGAATGCACAGTGGATGCAGAATCCAACAAGTGAAGAAGGATCATTACTTAAAAGAGAATGGTGGAGAGTTTGGGATAAGGGTTATATTCCTTATATCACTCACACTATACAATCTTATGATACTGCATTCTTAAAAAAAGAATCTGCCGACTTTTCTGCTATTACCACATGGGGTGTTTTCTATCCTGTAGAAGATGGACCTGCTAATCTAATATTATTAGATGCTTTAAAAGAAAGATTAGAATTTCCTGAACTTCGTAAAAAAGCCTACGAACAGTTCCAATATTGGAATCCTGACACTGTCATTGTGGAAGCCAAAGCTTCTGGATTACCCCTAACTTATGAGTTGCGAAAAATGGGGATACCTGTTATAAATTTCACTCCTAGTAAAGGTAACGATAAACATGCTAGGGTTAACTCTGTGTCACCAATTTTTGAGTCAGGGCAAATTTGGGCACCCGATGAAAAATTTGCAGAAGAAGTCATTGAAGAATGTGCAGCATTTCCATATGGAGATAATGACGATTTAGTGGATTCTACAACACAGGCTATAATGAGATTTAGACAGGGTGGTTTTATTGGACACCCAGAGGATGAAAAAGATGAACCAAAAGTTAAAGATCCAAATCCAGAGTATTATTAGATGGTAATGGCACCCGCACTACTTATTCCTTTTGCAGAAGCAGCTGGACTTACTATTGCAGGTCTTGGTGCTATTGAGATTGGAAAAAAAGTTCAAGACTTTGTTGATAACAATCCTGATGCTACTATGGAAATTTTAACAATGCTAGTACCTGGTGGTCAAGGACTTAATACATTATTTAAAAAGAAAGCAAAACCTGTTGAAGAAGAAATAGAAATTTCAGTTGAAGAGAAAGATCCAAAAGATTTAACTAAAAAAGAAAAAGCAGAAATTATGAAAGAGACTGCAAAATCTTCTTCTAATAAAAGCAGAGATATGAAAAAAGCTTTTGAAGATGTTATTAAACCTGGAAAAGAAGAAGACGAATTTTTAGAGGGAGAAGAAAGATATGATGGTGGTCTAGAAGAAGTAGGTAAAGCTAAAGGTTATGACTATAGAGATTTTATACCTTTTAGAAAAAAATATAATTTAGGTGGACTAACAACACAAGGCCAAAGACTTTCTGATTCAATGTCAAGTTATGGTTTTAATGAAATGCAAATTGCACAAGCTTTAGATGAACAACAACTTTATCCTGAATCAATGACATTAGGTTTACAACAAGAAGCTGTAGTACCTCCGAGAGTACAACCTATACTTCCAATTAATCAAGGTGATAGTTCTGGTATAACTACAAATATAAATAGAAGTAATCCAAACTTTGATTATGAATTTGCAGCATTAGGAAATTTAGCTAATCCTAATAATGTAGCTTTAACAGAAGAAGAACAAAAAACACTTAACTTCCAAAAAGGAAAAGATGGTTTAATGAGCTTTGCTAAAGGACTTGGTTATGCCATAAACCCATTAGGGTTCTTTGCTAAAAAAGGATATGATTTATATAAAAATAAAGTTAGAGATGCTCAATACAGAGAAGAAGAAAGATTAAGAATGGAAGAATTTCAAAAACAAAAAGCAGCAGCTCTTGCTTTCGAAGAAGAAAAATTAGCTAATACAGCTTTTCAAAATGCAATGGCTAATCCAACAGCTTTTTATGCTAGTTTAAATGATGGTGCAGGAGCTACTTCTACAGCATCTTCTAGATCAGAAGCAGGAACCGATGATACACCAGGAACACCTTTTGCAAATGGTGGCCTCGCTACGATGTTCGTGAGGAGAGGATAATGGATATTAAATACAATGAAGTTATTGGAGCTTTTGTTAATACTGCAAATGATGAAACAGTTACTCAAGCAGAACTATTACAATGGGCAGCAGAAAACCCTATGCCTATTGAAGAACCTAAAAAGTCAAACCCAGCTTTAATGAATGAGGTTATTGAAAGTTTGACAGTTAAAGAAACACCTGATAGTACAGAGATAGAAGAAGGTGTTGAAACAATTACAGATAGAGGATAGAATACCCCATGGCAGATTCAATAGACAAATCAGTTACTGATACTAAAACAACCGTTGAGATTCCAGGTGCAGAAGAAGTAATTCAAGAACAAAAAGAACAGATAGAAAAAGTACAAACCGAAGGTGGTCCAGTAGAGATTGAAATGGACGAAGAAGGTGGTGCTGAAATTTCTTTTGATCCAAATGCTGCATCTCCAGAAGGAGGTGAAGATCATTTTTCTAACCTCGCAGAATTTTTAGATGATGGTATATTATCTGAACTTGCACAAAATTTATCGGATAAATATACAGAGTACAAAGAATCAAGAGCTGACTGGGCTCAAAGTTATAGAGAAGGTTTAGATTTATTAGGATTTAAATATCAAAGAAGAACACAACCCTTTAGAGGTGCAAGTTCTGTAACACATCCTGTGTTAGCAGAAGCCGTAGCACAATTTCAAGCAACAGCTTATAAAGAATTATTACCAAGTGATGGTCCTGTAAGAACTCAAATTTTAGGAGATGTTACAGCACCCAAACAAGATCAAGCAAATAGAGTTAAAGATTTTATGAATTATCAACTTATGGATCAGATGAAAGAATATGAACCAGAGTTTGATCAAATGCTTTTCTATCTACCCCTGTCCGGCTCTACATTTAAGAAAGTTTATTATGATGATCTTTTAGGTAGAGCCGTATCTAAATTTGTTCACTCTGATGATTTAGTTGTACCTTATTCTGCAACATCATTGGAAGATGCAGAAGCTATTGTGCATGTTATTAAAATTTCAGAAAATGAATTACGTAAACAACAAGTATCAGGATTTTATAAAGATGTAGAATTAGGTGAGCCCCCTGTAATAGAAAATCAAATAACACAAAAAGAACAAGAACTTGAAGGTGTTACTCAAAATGGTAACGAAGATCAATTTACTCTTTTAGAGTTTCATATGGATTTAGATTTAGAAGGTTATGAAGATTTAGGAGAAGATGGAGAACCTACTGGAATTAAAATACCTTACATTGTAACTTTAGATACAGCCAATACACAAATTTTATCTATTAGAAGAAACTATGAAGCTGAAGATAAACTTAAGAAAAAAGTAAATTACTTTGTACAATTTAAATTTTTACCTGGAACTGGTTTTTATGGTTTTGGTTTAATTCACATGATTGGTGGGTTAACAAGAACTGCAACAGCAGCTTTAAGACAATTATTAGATGCAGGAACTTTAGCAAACTTACCAGCTGGTTTTAAAACTAGAGGTGTAAGAATTAGAGATGATGCACAACCATTACAACCTGGTGAATTTAGAGATGTTGATTCTCCATCAGGAAATATTGCAGATCAATTTATGCAATTACCTTTCAAAGGACCTAACCCAACATTATTATCATTGATGGGGATTTGTGTTCAAGCAGGTCAACGCTTCGCGTCCATCGCTGATAATCAAGTAGGCGATATGAACCAACAAGCCGCCGTGGGTACTACTGTGGCGTTATTGGAACGTGGATCGCGGGTAATGTCAGCTATACACAAAAGATTATACGTAGGACTTAAAGAAGAATTTAAATTATTAGCGAATGTTTTTAAAACTTATTTACCACCCGTTTATCCTTATGATGTACCTAACGCATCTAGAGAAATTAAAGTACAAGACTTTGACGAAAGAGTAGACATACTTCCAGTA